CTTCAGCTAACTCTACGTTTTGTTTGTAAGTTAACTGCATGTGTAGTGCTAACTCTTCCTCACTATCTGGTAATTTTGTACGATCTGTTTCATATAAGTTTACACCAATTTCGTTTTGTACTTGATCATTAAAATCTTTAGTACGCATATCTTTTAATATAGACTCCATATATTCTGTTCTTTTAGAAACACCATATGGATCTTGAGAGTAAGCTTTTATGTCATATGTTCTTTCAGCTATACCGTTAACAACTATGTCAACAAACTTAGGTATAATTGGAACTGGTTTCCAGTCTAAATTAAGATAGGACAAATCACCGTTTATAGATAATTCATCCTTATATTTTTGTATATGTTGTTCTCCTCTAGCGTATAGTCTTAGGTTATGAAAATCATTTTGATTTTGAATATATCTATAAATCTTTTGATCTTCATCAAACCACTCATGCTCTATAGCTTTAGCTACTTTTAAACCATACTCATAGCTTAACTTTTCAGCGTCACTGACTACTTGACTTGGGAAATAACTTTTTATAACAGACTCTGCCATATTTATTTTATTATTTTAGATGTATTACCTTTGTTTTGATATCTAGCAATACTTATGTTTAATTTCGGTTTTTCAATTTTTGCATTAGGTCTATATAAGTGCCTGTTGCATGCCATTATGGCTAGTCCAGAACTTATAGTTGCATCAAACTTAGTTCTTTTATTTATGTCAAATCTTGCCCAATCGTTTAATAAATCATTAAAATATAAATCTCCAAAACCACCATCTCTTTGTAAACCAACATGGTTTTGTATATACATTTCAATAGCGGCGGCGTGGGCTTGTTTTATATCTTCAGAAGAGTTTGGTATACCACCTACCTCTTTTTCAGCCGTTGATAACTTGTTCCAAACCTTATCAGGTCTATTCATAGAATACCCTCTATAACCTCTTCTTCTGAGATAATAAAGTAATCTAGGTTTATTATTCTCCGCTAATACTGGCATACCATAAAAAACTAAAGCCATTAACATATCTTCGAAAAATATTTCTGCCGTAGGTGGTCGTGATAAGTATTCTAAAAAAAAGCTGTTTGCAGGAGCGTCCTCCATGCTAAATTTAGTTAGGCCATGTAATGCTCCTTTAGAACCTTGACCATCTACGGTTCCTGATATATCGTATGAGTCACAACCAAATGCACCCATATGTTCGTTACCAGGATATTTTATACCATTTTTTATTACAATTTTATTTTGTAAATGAGTTGGTGGTATCCAACTTATTTTAAACCTTCCTTTAGGATCTGGATAAAAAATAACTTGTGTATCTTTTATTCCGTTAACCCATTGAAAGTTGCCTGTAGAAACACCAAGTGTTCTTGCCATTTCTTCGTTATAATCTATTTGTTCGTATATTTTTACTAAGTTAAATATACTGTTTTTTGTTTCATCTCTAAACGCGTGTTCTTCAGTTCTTGGAAACTGTCTGTAAAACTCATTTAAAGCATCTTGATCTTGTTTTAAACCTTCAGCTTCGTTTTGCCAGTGGTTTATAACACCTACATCTATTAGTTCTCCATCTGGTCCGACAATATCATCACTTGGGTCAGTAAAGACAGGAACTCCGTGTTCGTCAATAAATCCTTCATAGTTCCACTCCATTGGTATAAACAAAGAGTATAAACCACTCTTTGTCTGTCCATTTCTATTTCTCTTTGTGACATCGGAATCATAGTATAGTTTTTTAAAGTTATCACCGCCTTTATCAAGAGCGTTACTAGTTGAACCCATCATACATTTACCAATAATCCTACTACCTAATCTTAAACATGTTTTTGTAACTCGCCAGTTGTTTAATATATTATCAGGTCTTTCCCATTTACCACTTTCATCGTGTACTAATAGCGCTAACTTTTCACCATCATAACTATTATCTCCTGTGTTCTTCCAATCAATAGTTGTATCTAAACCTTGTAACTCTTCAAGCTTTTCACCACTTGTTATTTTTTTTCGTGTAAACTTACTTGCTGGTACTCTATAAGCTAATTCCGTTTTAGGTCTATCCATACCATCTTGTATCGGTTTAAAGAAAAAAGGATAATTAACCGATATAGGTACAACTTTATC